TAGCAGAAAAGGAAGATTCTCTATTAATGGTAAAACGAAATGGAGTTACAACTAGGTTAGTTTCTGATCCATAAAGCATATAAACACCAGCAGAAGTACCCATTGTCAGTTTCTTGGATTCTGCCAACCACTTTATTTCATCAAGAGTATCTGAATCCAGAGTAAAAGTTAGTCCACTTGATGCAGTAATAACTTCAATTGCTTCTCCTGCAACAATAGACGATGGAGAATCCTGTGCTGGTATATCTGTTGGTGCAAAAGAATAGAAATTTGCAGTCTTTGAAAGCCATACTGTTGAAGGTTGTACAGTTGTTGCGGCTAATACCATTCTCTGCTGATATATTTGGGATACACTTGGGAAACCTTCACCAAGACTAAATGCACCCAATCTGAAATCGGGCGTTCCTCTTTTTCTTGTTTCAGTAGTTGACTGTGTTGGTGCAGAACCATCTGTACCACCCCTGATATTAGCCATTTCAGTTTTTAACTTTACAGTAACAGTATTTGTTCCCTGTGCACTAATAATACCCCAACACCATCTTACTCCACCTATACGAGATAAAGGTTTTGCTAATGGATTTATCCTGATCATTCTTCCAACATCATTATCACTAAATAGATCATCACTTAATGCTCCATCTTTATAGACATTAAAAACAATTCCTGAAGTAGCTGAAGGATATACATATCTAAATACTTTTACATCTGCACTAGCTGTGTCTGTACTACTTTTTAATTCAAATTCTAAAGGAGAACCAGCATCATCTACAGATATTTGAAAAGACGTAGATGTAGTATTAATAACATAATAATCTGCATCTGTAAGTACAACAGTTCCATCTGAAGTTATATTACCCCATGCTTTTGTACTTCCATCATCATCCAACCTGATTTTCATTCCAGTTTGCAGACCATGATTAGGAAGAACAATATTATTAGTCAGAGTATTGAATTCAACTCCTGCAATTTCTTCTTTATTTGAAGGTTCTGTAATCCATAGTGCATATTTATCAGTAGAAGCGGCATCTTCAGAATAAACATTAATAGACTTATAAGGCCCATCTATCATGACATATTCAAATACAGTCCATACGCTATCATCTGCGGCAAAACCTGATGATGAACCGCCTAATGTTATTACACGTTTTATTATTTGGGGAGCTTTTGTGGGACAACAAACAAATATATAATCACCACTTTGGGTATATTTGAGTGTAAGTAACTGTGCCCGAGTCCAAGAATTATTAACTGCGGCACTTGTATATGGAAGAGCTACTTCGTAAGTAACAGGAGTTGTTTGTTTATCTTTTAGAAGCTGATCTTGCGACCATAATCTTAAATAGCCACCAGATGCATTAGAAACATGAGTTTGACCTATTTCTAATATATATGTATTATTCTTATCCTTGAAGAAAGGAATGAAAATAGCAGATGCATCTTTCAACGTCCCTATGTAATTTGTACCCGGACGTTTCACAACTGGCCCTGAGAGGATAGGAATCATATTCTTGGCCCCTTTCATCCCATATTTGTAAAACTCTTCACCAGAGCGACCCTGAAGACTTCTTGCTAATACACCTTCAGAAAATCTCGGTTGGACAAACTCGTATTTCATAGTTACTATCCAATGTTATATCCAACACTATAATCGTATTTATTAGCTTCGTATCCTGTAGTTGGAGTATTAAATGTCCTGTGAGGTATAGAAAATCTGCCTCGTTTTGCATCTAAGAAAGAAGAGCGTTCCCGATGTTCTGGTGTTTTATCATGTGAATTAGCGGCTCTAGCTTCTTGGAGTGCAATAACGTACTTCTGCATCATCTCCTGTTTCAACCCCTGTTTACTTGTCAGGGTTTCAGCAATTTCTAGTGCAAGTTTCATTGCAATTGCTTCCATAAGGAGTGAATCCAAGTTATTTATATCTGTAGGGACTCCGACATACAATAATTTAAGTGTTTTTTCATTGGATAATATATTCTTTTTTTCTACTAAAAATCTTGATACTGGACTTACTTCTACAACCCTTATGTAATCAGCAGGAAGTTGAAATGTATAATTCCATCCAAATAATGGAGTTTCTACACTTGTAAGTTCACTTCTTTCAAGAGCACTATTCCAGATATGCATCCTTAATACTGTTGTAATAACATCATCAAGTCTAGCATTACAAGCTCTTGCTCTTGAATTATTATCAGTTAGATTTTGTATCCTTGCTTCACCTAGATTACTCAGGGCAAGGTTAGCTATGCCAGTTTTATCCATAATAAACTGTTAGAAGTGGGGGTCAGTTGCCCAACCCCCGATTATTAATTGATGTTAGTCAATTGAATAGTTACATATCAAACTTATTACTACACCAGCATTTGGGTCAACCCCAAGAAGTGTTGCAACTATATCTGCTTCATCAGGAATACTTGTAGGGGCAATTGCAATACCCTTATTACCTGATGCAGTTGAAGCTCCACCAACCGTCCAAAAAGAGAGGGCAGTTTCACCAGATATACCATTATGCCAACCATCAAGGTCTGTATTCGCCGCTGTTGCGGTTGCAGATACAGCTTGCCAGCCAACATCAATTGTTGCGCTACTTCCTAACGTAGCAGAAGTTTGAATTACTACTTCCCAAACCTTACAATCAGCAGGTAATCTGCCGAAATATAAAACATCATTTTGGGCTGTAGCTGTTACTACTGTGTATGTATCATACAAAACACGTACTCTCCCACCCTGCGTAGCGACATTAGTCAGCTTTGCAGGAACAGTTGAAAAACGTTTTGCATAATCTACTGCATATACATTAGCCATGTTGTCCTTTCATAGTTTGGGTTAAGCTGTTACGAAACAGTCGATTTGAATGACCATCTCTTCCCAAACACGTGTTGCACCAATATCCATTTCAAAATATGCATATGGAACAAACGATTTGTCAGAACGTCGCTCAATTTCAGTTATAGGTTCCTCCCAAGAACAGAAAGCCAATCCCTGCGGATGAAATGCTAACACTTTTTCTGTCAGCGTATCACTTGATCCAGTTGTAGGCATACCTTCGTGCCGTATAAACTGGAACCCTGCATAATAATTGGTTTGTCCTTCAACTAAAGCACGAATATTATTATAATCTATGCTTTGAATTGTTGTTGAATGGAGTAGTGACTCAATCTGAGCCGCAGAACATACAATGAAATATAGCGGATTGCCACCTTCATCATATTGATCTGCTTCATTCTCAGAGAGAATCCTGCGAGCCTTTAACAGTTTATCTATTGATAGTGTCCTGCGATTACCTGCGGTATTATCAATACCACTATAATCAACAGTTGCAGTACCAATTTGCAAATCGACATCAATAAACTGTTTGGGGAAATTTGACGAATTCCAGACTATCTCAGTTGCACCGTCCATTACACCACCATCTGATTCATAAGCAGAACCAAATGCGGCATCAATGATTACAGTATCCATCTTACGAGCCATAGCCATCGACGTAGCTTCCGCATAAGGCTGGAACACATCGTAATTCATACGTCGTGTATCAAAACCTTCTACAAAGAATCCAGCATTTTTAGGTTGTGCTGATACTCTTCTACGTTGATGAGAGATTGCTTGTACTGGCGAATCTGCAAAACGGGCAACTTTGTCTAGTGCTTCGTTAGTTCCGATCTTATCAATGAACTCGGCAACACCTTGACAGTCTGGCTTATTAGTTACAAAATTCCGTAACCGGGTAGTTTTTTGTTGAAGCGCATGTAATACATCAGCAGAATAGCGATGTATATAGGACGTTTCAATATCATAAAAATTAGCCATGTTGTACCTTTTATAGAAATCTCATACACGATATGTGTATAAGTAATAATCACTATAACCTAGAGATTATCCATAAAGGGTCTCAAGAGAATATTCAGTAGGCCATTGGTTATCTACCTAGTATCTCTTGTTCGGCTTATCCTCCATAGTGGAGGTGTGAAACTATCTTGCTCTTTTTTGATTTGGATATGCTTGTTTAAATAACCTATCCATTTTACTCATTGCAGTTTTGTGACTTGGGTCTTTATTGTCTCTATATGCTTTTGAGAAGTCCTTATCACGATAAAGAGCCTGAATCTCTTCCTGCGCAGATTGCGGAGACATTTGATTACGACCTAATCCTGTGCCTACTGCAAGTGCTTCTTCTCCTAGTAACTGACCGACTTTTGAAAAGGCTCTGATCATTTCAGGATGATTACCAAAACCTGAACTATCCATAACTTCAGTCAATTCAGGAGTACCAAACTGGGCATAAGCTCTTCGGGCATAATCCAGATTCCCATCATAATTTTTCCCCCAATCTCGTTGGAGTCCGATAGTAGTCTCGACTTTTAAGTCCTCCATAGCTTGTTCCTCATTTTTAGCACCTTCTTCTTCTATATCTGAAAAAAGATCTAACAAGTTATCGGCCTGATCCTGAGTAAGATTATTCTGATGTGCAAATGATTTAAAATCATTCAATACACCATCTGTATCTTCTCCAAAATCATAACCATCTGCTTGTGCAGGTCTTCCAAGTTGATTATAAAAACTATCCCAACTTTCCCCTTCTTGCGGAAGAGAGATGAGATTGTCAGGGTTTCCTCCTATCATTTTGACTGCATTAACGTAGGACTTAGCAAGTTTGTCTACAGAGTCAAATGTTTGGAGACTAGGTTCATCCCTTAGACCTTCAGGCATAGTGGATGCATTAAATTGAATAGTAGAATCTATTTCAGCTTGCCCTGAATTTTCTACAGGAGCCATTTCTTCTGCCATAACTTATTTATTGTTAAGGTTATGCTCGTCTTTCTACGCGAGCTTGTTCCTGCATGTCAATTCTTTTCCTTATGGCTTCCAAATCTGCACCAACGAGATTAATAATCTCCATTACTACAGTTCTTTGACCTTCCTGCCATGCAGATGTATAGGGATCATTAGCATGTGAAGTACGAAAGACAAAATGTGCATTTGCAAGCATTGCAATAACATCCTGCCCATCTTCACCACTAAAAACCTCTTTAAAACTTTTACGCTTTCCTTTTTCCTGTAACCAACGTGAAATCATGCTGCTTTTGATCTAAGTGCTTCTGCTTTTGCAAGTTTTTCATTTAAATCACCTGCAACTTGAGCTTGTTGTATTTGTTCCTGTTGCTGTTGCTGTCTTTGCTGTTCTGCAATCATCTGATCAACTTCTTCTTTTGTTCTAAGATTAGAAGTAGGTATTTGCAGGACTTCCGCAGTATTTGCAAGTATCTGCTGTGTATTAAAATACATTGGTATAGTCTGGTCAATCTGAGCAAGCGGCATAATCATTTCAAATAGCTGATTCATCGAATTTATCTCACCTGAACGCATTGCAATAGAAACTGGATTTATATATTCAATCTTAAAATCATTCTCCATTTCATCTGGCATTTCAGGTAATAGGAATGATCTCATTAATACATTAATTGTTCTTCTTATCAATGGATCAAGAAATTCTGCTTCTTGTCTAGCAAGAATTGGCCCCAATATTGGCATTCTCTGTCTCATTCTTACTGATACTTCAGTTGCAGAGAAGCGCATTACATCACCATCCGGTGCAATAGGACCAGGTAATTCCAATAAATCTAAGAAGTAACCTTCCCTGATTGCAGCAGTACTTTTTGCATTTAATTTCTCTGCATAGTCAGGTCTTGCATTAGTTGGCACTTCAAATATCATATCTTTGCCCCCTAGCCCGATTGAATAGTAATTTATTGCATCCGGTGTAGTATCTAGGGGGTCTAAGAGTCCAGAATCCGGTACAAATAGAGGCGGAGATACTGCTTTCTGAACTGCCTTTAAATATGTCCTGTCAACTTCATTAATAAGCCGAATATCCGGCATTATTTCCCAAGTTGGTCCTCTTCCATAGATTTCTCTGTCTGATCTTTCCCATCTTGCACAGATATAGGGCATTTCTTCATATCCACCAAATTGTAATATCTGTTTCTTATCTTTTAAATAATGAATAGATACAAAAGGCTTAATAAATCCTTCTGGAAGGAAGTTTTGTATTGTCCACGAAGGAAAAACAGCATGAACAATATCATATTCATCCAGCATTTTTGATCCAAAACCTTTTTCTACAATCTGTTCAGGCAGGGTTTCTGGATTAAACCTTGAAACTAAGTCTTTTGCCGTTTGTTTATAGTTCCTATATATTGTGTCAATTTCCATCTCACTTCCGCTACCCAATATACAATCCGAAAGAGGGAAATTACGGAAACGAGGACCAAACCCCGGCAAATCTTCAACAAAAATAATACCAGTCCCGAAAGTTCCTGCTTCCAAGTAGTATTGGAATACTGCACTTTGGAAGTTTGATGATGGTCTCGATATATGATGTTTTAATATTTTAGATGCTTCTTCTAACCATAGGGCAACATTACGGTTTTTATCCACTTGACTAAGTCCTGTAGTCAATTTAAACCATTCTGCACCCATTGGCGTGAATACATTATGAATATTTGAAGCAAAGCGTTTTAATAGTCGCATTGCTGTTCCTTCAAATGCCATACCCATTCTATTATCGCCTTTAGAATGAGTTGTAGTAAAATCAGAACGGTGAGGCAAGACATATTCTGCCATTTCCTGCCACTCACGTTCCCATATTCTGCGGTTATTCTTTAATTTATCATGGTGTCTGTCAATAAAAGCACCTAAATCTGAATTTTGTTCTGCCATATAATTAAGAAGTTAAAATACTTCTGTTACTACCAAACGTTAAGTTCATATGTTTACGAGACTCTTCTTTTCTTCTTTGTTTAGAATATCCACCACCAATTGTCTTAGTACTTGATTGACCAGATTGACCAGATTGACCAGTTGAAGGTTCTGTTAAAAGTGTAGACTCTGCCACTAAATCTTTTGGAGTTGTTTGTATTTGGTCTTCTGCACTTGGACCCAAGTCAGAGTGAGTCCAAAGAGGGTCTTCTTCTGGAGTATCATACTCTGGACCTACAGGTTGATTTGAAGGATCATCTTTTTCTTCTTGTGATTCAGTATCTTCAAAGTCACTTTCTTGCATTGGTCCTGCGCCAGGTGCAATCTCATCAAGATGTGCCTGAGTTATCTCAGGTGTTTCTCCTGCATCTTGTGCGCCATAATAATCAATTTCTGCTTGGCTTGGGACACGATCATCATCTATCCAATGCCACTTCTTTGGTGGTTTATCATCTTCATTTGGTTGATCAGTTATAGTCTGCTGTCCTGAATCAGTATAATCTGAACTAAAATTTGGATCAGAAGTTTCTTCAGGAAGTTTTGGCGGTTCATTATCTGTGTCATCATCTGGAGGTTCTCCACCAAAATAATCATCCATATCTTCTGTTCCCCAATCATCTCCTGATTGGCCTTCAGTTAGAATAGTTGAAGTCGCCGCTTCTCGTTCAACCGATGGTACAGCAGTTTCTCCCGGCACATAATCCGGATGATCTGGAGCTAACTCTGTTGGGGCTTCTTCCTGATGGACAGGATTACCGTCTCTATCTATCTCTACTCCATCTCTATATACTTTCTCGCCTCTCCTCAGAGACTGTCTTTCTCGTAATGTTAGTCTTCCTCTTCTTCTTGCCATATTACCTCATTATGATGTTAGGATACTTCTACCTATAGAACGTGTAAGATTCATCTGACCTCGGGATTGTTCTTTTTTCTTTTTTATATTATATCCCCCACCTCTAGTTGATGATCTTAAAGAACCATATATTGATCTACTTATATTATTATCATCAATACCATCTCCATTACCATTTACATCTCCATTGCCATTGCCATTGCCATTGCCATTGCCATTGCCATATCCGGGTACTACTGCTTCATTACTTGCTGAAGTTATTGCGGCTGTAACATCATCAGATGGCTGGTTTGAAGTGATAACGTCTTCAAAATCTTTATAAGTTTGTTGAATACTTCCAACTGCTTTTTTTGTATCACTACCATATATTTGATCCACCCAATGACCTAATGTTCCTTTTGGACCTTTTTTTATAATATCTTTGGCATATGCAAGATTTGTCTTTGTTGAAGAAGTAATACTATTGATATTAGTATTGAAACCACTAGAAATATCAACAACACTTTTTGGAAGTTTAGGAACAGTTATATTCACATTAGTCTTTACACTACTCGTTGCTTGTTTAAATTTTTTTGATAACCAACTCATATTATCTCCTTTTCAACTTGTTAATATAGATGCTCCTGATGCAGGAGACAAGTTTGCAGCTTTTCTTCCTCTGTCCTTTCGTCGCTGTTGTTGATATGCAATAAATCTTGCCCTAGGATCAACTTCTCCTGAAGATAATACTGGTGCTGATAATTCTTTTTCAGTAGAAGGATCTTTTCCAGGATAAGTACTACCTAATGCATGATGCTTTCCTTTTGCAGTTAGATTTCTTAACCAATCTGTAAATCTTTTAACATCACCTCCGGGTTTATCAAGATGTGCACGTTTGGCTGTATCAGTAACATGTTTACGACTTTCTTCATATATCGGTTTTGATAAATTATAAATATTACCTAATTCTCCACCTCGCGGACCTTTGCCTTTGAATATATTTTTATTTTTATCATAAACTTGTTTAAGTACTGCGGGCGTAAAAACGAATCCGGAATGTATTGGCATATTGACCTTTATGTTAAATAATTAATAGTTATTAATTTAAAAAGTAGTTTTCTACTTTTACGCATATGCACTTTCATGATGTTCATAGTGATCATATTCACTAATTGCCTTTCTAGGTCTTTTCTTTGGACGACTCAGAGATGCATACTGCAATGATTGGGATGCATATCTGGTTGCACTCATAAGATCATCATGCGCCTTTACAATCTTACCATCTTTCCTATGATACATCCTAAGTTCTTCAAACCACAACCATAAATAATTAAATACTTTAAATCTTCCTGTCTGCATTCTCTGTAGCATATCCATAATTCCAGGTTCTATAGAGATACCACCATCTGAATTTGCAAAGTGTGTATGTGCCATATTAACACCTTGCTTGCGGTAGAGTTCTGCCAATGGTTTACCTGATCCCTTGTCATGTTGTGAACCATCATGTGGCCAGATTACAGGAATCCAATCACCTCTTTCCTTAATTGCTGCAGAATGAACAACCGGAGTTTCTGCCGATTTACGATAGCAGTCATAAATATAAACTGTATCTGTATCCCTGTCCCATGCAATCCAGACTACAGCAGTAGGATGATCCCATCCAAAATCCAAACCGCATACACGTGGCCAGTATTCCGGTATAGCAAATGGTTCAACTTTAAGATCATTCTCATCCAATGGGAATACGAGTCCAGAACCTAGAACTGGTATTCCTTTTGAACGCATATCTCTTTCATGTGGAGGAAGTGCCGCTAATATTTCTTTCTTCACATCCTCATTCAAGTGTATTGCATCATCCCATGTTGCATGATAAAGAGCCTGTGACTGACCTATCTTTGTCATAAACTGTGTTACAACTTCAGTCATTCCGCTTTCAGGAGTAAAGGTCATAAAAACTATTCCTCCGCTTTTAAGTGCAGCTCTGAGTGCTTGCGAGTAAATATCCTGCGGAGGTTCCTCATCCAGCCATGTAACATCTACTGCTTTACCCATCCATTGCATCTTACCCTGTTCATAGGACTTGAAGATCAGTTTGGAATTCCTGCCTGATACATGTTTTACATTCAGGCTTTGGAATGCATTTGGAACACCGGGCATTCTAAGCGGAGTACCAACAATATATTGCTTTGGTATTGAACCTTTACCGAATTCTCCTTCATCTCCGGGTTCCCCAAGCATTTCTGCCTGTACTATGTCTCTTGTATTTGCAGTTGTATTACCAGCCGCCCATGCAGTTATAGGTCTGAAGAACCTTGCACCCTGCCACCATTTTGGGTAACGTCCAGTCAAGTGGAATGCCATCTCTGATGCACCACAGAATGTCTTGCCAGTTTTGTTTGCAGCCATCAAAAGACGTTGCCTAGCAAGACGGCCTGACATATCCTTGGCATCATGAAACCGCTTCTGGTATTCATACGGTTCATATTCCAACAGTCTATTGGTTTCATAGAGATCAGTTATCTTCTCTGCAATCTCAATTGCCTTTTCTGCTTTACTGCTCATATTGGAGCATTATATCGTGGTCGTTTTTTTCTGGCATACTTAGGTAATACATAATTCAATGATTCCATTGTAGTAGGTTCTCTACCTAAATCCTTTCTTGCTTCTTTCCTTGCCCTAATAGGAGCTAATATTGTTGAGAATAAACTGAATGCTCCTAATCCAATTGGCGTTATCCTCCTAGTTGTCCCTTCCCACCATCCTGTCCCTTTGGCCTTCCTGCCTCCTAATGGACCTTTTGCAATCTTTGCTCTAGTAAGTTTAATCTTATCTGCTTTTGTCGGAGAAGGAACAGCAACATTTTTAAGTCCTTCAGATTCAACAGTAACAGATCGTACAGGGATAGATGAAGTATCTGATACCTGTGCCGCATCGAATGCAAGCCTGTCTGGTATCTGTTTTGCTAAGTTTCTGGCAACATTATCAAGTCTTTTTAAATTCTTTATAATTCTTGTCTTATTACTACCAGTTTTTACTTTCTTTTCTACTTCAACCAGTCTTTTAAATACTGGTGCATACTTCCTCAATATACGCTTAATCTCTACCCTGTCCTTAATTGGCTGTTCCCGGAGAATATGACTTACTTTATGTCTCTCAATTCCCTTGCCACTTTTCTTCTTATCTTCACCAATACCTTCTTCTGTTATATCAGTCTGGTCAGTAAGTTGTTTGAGATTATCCTTGAGTTCTACTTTTCTTTCTATTTCCCTTCCCTGACCTTTATAATCATCATATTCTACATCACCTACAAGCTGTGACATTGATGATTGAGGATAAGGATTCTTCTTGGCAATTTGAATATCTGTCATATCACCAGTATCTTTAGCCAACGCAGAACCAGTAAGCAGAGTACCTCTTACTCTATATATATTAGTATTTTCTATAGTCTTGCCAGTTACTATATTCTTTATAACCTGTGCGCCACCTCTTCTTCCTACATCCTGTCGCTGATCTCCTTCCCTGCCTATAACACTTGTATCTTCAACATATGTTTGTGATTCATAATCATCAAGTGATTTGTATTCTCTTTTAAAAGAAGATAAACCCTCCCCGCTTTCTATAAAATCAATCCTACCGATATTCTTCTCAGTTATAAGATTGAAACCAATGTTCTCTTTTGTCCATGCATCCTTTTTCTTTGCAAACTCAACACCTGAAAACTGTCTTTGCAGATTAGTATCATCTTCAACTTTATCTAGGAGGGTCTTAAACTTTGTTGTTTCTAATGTAGATCGGGATTGCAGGTCTTTAGTAGGTTTACCTTGTGCATCCTTTTTATATTTCTTTTTGGGAAATCTGAGTGATCCTTCCGGTCTTACATCACCCTTGCCTATAGTTTGCTTGCCCAGCTTTTCATAATAGTCTCTCCAGTAACCTTCATATTTATCTTTCAGGTTAAGATCACCTTTGGAATTGAAAGAATATTGTATCAGGCTAGTATCATCCATTCTTTTTTGGGTTCTTGCACCAGCTGCATTTTTTGGATATTTAGAATATTCAAGTGGATCAGATACAACCTTTAGTCCTGTACCCTCTCCTAACCTTATGATATTCTTATCTATTATGCTCTTCTCAGGTCTTCCACCTTGAATAAGAGTTACATTTTCCTTGCCATATTTTTTAACAACTTCACGAGCAACCTTTAGCAT